CTTTTTGATTTACAAAGCCCCTTAGAAATCGGAATTTCTAAGGTAACTTTTTCTTTTAAAGACAAGAACCTAACCTGGAACAAGGTTGTTGAATCAGGAAGGGGGAAGGGTCTTAATCCTTCTTTTAACGTCGTGGGACGGGTGATCTAAGGCATTTTCCTTCGCCTGTTTGGGCAAGTTTACAGTCTCTGCTCGGTGAGACTTTAGGGAACGGCCACCACCAAATGAGAAACGTGATTTCTGACGACGAGTTGTTTTGTTTTCGTCTCTCTCATAAGGGGTTTCACGCGCAGGCTTAGAAGCCGGGCGAAGCGTTCCTCGAAGCGAGCCTCCAGAAATGGAGCCGCTAGCGACTGAAGAAGGTCCACGGGGTGGTCGTTGAGCGCTCTTAAACGCTCGAACATCAGCCCATGGATCCTCACCCACGTGAGCACTGTTCACGAAGGCCTCCGCAACGCTGGGATCGGGTATGGTTTTGATATCAGTATCAACTAAAAGACGAGTTCCGCCGAAGCCCACGTCTGGTGAGGCTGAAAGCGGATCATCTTCTGAGTCCGAATCCGAAAGGGTTAGGAGCTGCGCTTTTGGGCTGATAGCCGGAGCCAACGGGGATTCAGATGTTTGTATACCGAAGTTTTCCTTCTCCGGGTGCGCTGCCAACGTAAAATTGGTAGCCTCCGGTAGTCCAGACCGGAGGATTTTCTTGCGGGCGGAACCCGAATCACGCTTTTCGTCAAGCGTAACTGTAATCAACCCAATTTCCATGTCGCGTTCGGTCCAAGCTCCATATGATACTGCGTAGTTGTATTTGGAGAGCTTTTGAACGGGAGGAGCTACGACAAAAATAGTCGCGCTCGGGCCAATAGTCTTGACATGACAGGAAATAACTCCATCACGCTCTAGGCATTGTTGTTGTTTAAAGTGACAGGAATTGATCTCCAAATTAGGGTGACCATATTTCCATGTGTTGTCAGCTTTATTGTTCGTTATTTCAACGTTGTTCCCAATGCCTATATTCCACCCCTCGCTTGAATCATCATACGCCATAAGGCCATCCACACGACCCTTGTTGGGGTCAGTGGTACTAGAAGTAGCCTGATACCCTTCAGTCGATATTTCTACTGACCATTGCCCTTCAGGGATGGGAAAGTAGAACATCGGTACTGCTTTGATGTTGGTGTTAGAGTACCATTGAGCTTCAATGTTGAACCAATAGAAGTTTTCATTCTCAATGTACCTAAACCTTTGGTCAGGGATATTGCGTAGAGATATAGCATCGTCAGTTGATTGAGCGAGAATAGTAGTGTGCGCTACACCGGTATAAACGATAAAACGTTCCTCAACAGGCGGTGTAGGTTCGGGGGGTGGTGGAGGTGGAGTGGGTGATGGTCCTGGACTAGGACCGGGTTCCGCGTCTACCTATTTCGGGTTTTGAAACAGGACCTTCATCGTGATGCGGAAGGAACCTGCGGTGTTGGCGTCGCCGTTACCTTTGTAAAGGATGCGGAATTGATCCGTGTCGTTGGCGACCCACTCTAACCCGTTAATCATCTTCGCTGGGAAGCTCCTCGCACCAGTTTTGGTGATTGAGAACTTATTGATCGTTGACGTGAGTGAAGATGACTTGCAATGGGGGCCCAACTCATAAGAGATGGAGCCGGCTGCGGTTGAAGAGGCCTCGGTGATGAACTGTAAGACACAATTTGTGATCTTATATTCATGGTAGGCCTTGAGTATTCCATCTTTGAATGCCGGATACTCTGATAAAGACGGCCCGAAGGTGAGACTTCCAGAGGAGTTGCCCTTGAGTGAATCCTTTGCGAAAACGAATGTCTCGCCATGGCTTCCTCCTGTTGATCTTGGAACTCTTCTTCGCCCACGACCAGCTGGTCGTCGGCGTCTTCTTCGCCTGGGCTGGCCGTTGGTAGCGACCATAACCATTGGCTGCGTTCTTGCAACAACCCGCCTCCGAGAGACTCGTCGTCTACGCGGACCATTGCCATTTCTAAGGGCGACCGTACTCATTAACTATTTCACGAACGTGGGTCGAGACCTTAAGGTAGACTAAATAAACTCCAACAATTGAGATGGGGATTGAGGATATAAATCCGATTGCAAATCCCGCTAACAAATGGAAATCAATGTTGGGCTTATGTGTAAGGCTGAACTTCCGGTACTCGCAACTTACGTGTGTCCGGCTAGTTTTGTGCTCAGGTTAATTTTGTGGTGACGTCAGATATCAACCACTTTTGAAGTTGAGCGCAAAGCTCCTGATCGTGTCGGAGCTCATGCAGCACTGAGCAAGCTGCATTAAGGTAATTCGAGATTACCTCTGCGTTACCACATTCCGGGTTGTATCCGTGGATCAGGCGGTACAACATTTTGTTTGCATTGACCGGAATGGCGAGGGTGGGGCTTTTCAGAATATGAGAGCAAAATTCCAACTCTCCACTTACCTCGACTTTGAAGCCCAAACTTTTGTATCTCGACAAATCTGAGTCTGGAGCTTCAAGGGCATCATCGCCCATAGCAATCGCCCATGAGGCGCCACAATGATAGGCAGCCATGACCCGAATCCGTGAATTAGTTGAGGACGTGTTATACGATCCACTCTTTTGAACTCCTGGACGGGTCTGAGCGAGCATAGTTCCGTCTGAAAGGCATAAGATAGAGTTTGAAATGCCTTGTAACCAGACAGCGCGAAGGTGTCTGGTGAGCTCATTGCAATCGATTGTGAGGCGGTTTCGCACCTCCATATCATCTGCGAGCATCCAATCAGAGACCGACCAGTCGAAACCGGAGCAGTCCGTGGGAACCAAAAGGTTGCGCCAATTGGCGCAAACTTCCTCGGCACTCGTACCAACAGTGCCGGCGAGGACATCCATAAACTTCTGAACTTGGTCCTCGGTGGATAATCCAAAACCGGGCTTTGACGGAATTGCACTCCACAATGCAATTTCGGATTTGTTTTGTCTTTGAAACAAAACCCGGGCTACCAATTGATCAACAAGAGAAACAGACATGATGAGGCGGTAGCGGCCCTCATCAAGCTTACTCTGCTTATGAGGCTCTTGTTTAACGAAGAGCCGTATTGGGTCGCAGATGTTCTCTTTTACGAGTTGCTCCGGAGAGCGAGCTTCCAAACTTGACTTTGACATCGTAAGTAGGCGGTCAAAGGTAAGTTGAGCTAAAACTGGCAAAAGATCTGGGTCTTCAACCCACCCGCGATGGGTGGGGAGCCCCGCTGTTATCATAGGTATACCTACGCCAGCGTCGAGCTGGAGGGAAGAAATGGCTTCTAAGAAGTCAACCTTGAAGTCCTCCCAGTTCAACTTATCTCGTAAGCACCGTGGCGTGTTAGTTTTGCAATTGGCATACGCCCGCACGGTGCGGTTGATCACGTTCTCTCTGGCGGCGTCTGATGGGACAGTAGCTGAATCGGAACGTTCGATCCAGCGAGCCACTTGCAGCCGAAGGGACGTCAGTTCTGCGGATGCCCCGACTTGGGGCCATCCGAAACCGGCAGTTTTCTCACCCAAGAGAGGGTGTTCGGCACAGAGTAGTTCCCCCCACGCTGATGTTGTTTTCGGTCGTGGGTAGTACTGTGGGGGGAGTTGTCCGACCCGTTGGAAACCTGGGACCGCTTGTTCGGCGGTTGGTACTTCCCAGGTGTAGATGTCGGCGAAGAACTGTCGCCATTGTTGTGCCTCTTGTTTGAACCGCGCTTGCCGCGTGGTTTCTTGAGAGCTTTCGAGGCCAACAAGTCGATAACCGATTTCTCGATTTTCGACACATCTATCTTCTGGACCAGCAAATTCATTAAATTGTTCATTATTTCTTGCTGTGATGGTCCAGTACACGCACCCGTGTCCAGGGATGTTGCAGTAGCATCGGGGGAGCTTCGGGTCATTGTCGGTGTTGTGCGTGTGGGTCGGGATGCAGCGGGGGCCTTCTGTACCTTTGGTGAAGAAGGAGCAACAGTCTTGTTGGACCGTCCGCCTGCGGGGGTGTTTGAGTTTCCGCCGAGGTTGCTCGCTGCTGCGGTTGGTACGGCGGACGCTGCCGCCTTGGCGTTTCCCGACTCATCCTCCATATCAGCCCACGCTACACCGTGTTTCCATTGTTTATCATTAGCATGGATGGTGTTGTCGTGTTTGAAGTTAAGCTTGTTGTACGCTTGCTTAACCAAAGATGAAATTTGGTCAGCAACTTCAGTTGGAAAGACCAACCCTTGAGGGGGGTCAGACTCAACGACGTACTGAGGAGATGTGACACCGGGAATGGCTGGTAAAGGAGCCATCAGATTGAAGTTGTATTCCTTACCAGCGTGCCCTTTATGGACACCCACCAAAGTCTTGCCATGAAAATAACCGGCCCCAGAAAAGCCAGGCTTAGTGTTGGACAAGACTTGAGCAAAGTTATCGAAATGGCCGACAACTTTAGCTGAGTGAGCGCGCCAATCTTCACCTTCTTTGACATATAATTGAGCTGGACACTGAGCCAAGCGTTCATATGTGGTGAAAAAGACGCCTTTACACCCCAGTACTGACTCCCAATTGTTAGGCCCTGTTAGGATTGAAATATCCATAGCAGAGCTCGTGTATAGGGTAGTGAACTCGGCGATTGGGATCGATCGCCCAGTACGGGGAGAATAAAACTCGCAACCCTCCTCAAGGTTGTGCTCACTAGTGACAACAGCGTTCATTTTGTTGAAAAGAGTAATGCATGTGGCGTAACCAATATGCGATTTGTCTTTTCGGCGGATCGTGAAAACGCTTTTTCGAGGAGGGGTTTGGGGGACTGAATAGCTGTCGTATCCATCGACAGATTTCTCATTGAAGTATCTTTTGCAAGTAAGAACCCGCAAGATAGTCCGCACCAGTTTTATGCAAGCTAATGCCGGCAGCGTACCAAAAGTCCACTTCAACGCCTTGTAAATCCAACTCGTTATAATAGCGAGTGACATCAGTGAAGCGACCTGTAAGTAGTAACCGGTTACGACCGAAAACGCAGTCCAGAAAGCTTGTTGAAGGAATCCTGTCCACAAATAGACAAGAAACCACAGGACTTGTCCAAAGCAATTTCGGGCTGCGTTGCTCAACACATCGTAAGTATACTGCAAGTAGTTTGAAGAAGTGTTGAGGGCCGTAGAACAGAGCGTGCGGGTGTCGCGCCAAAAACGCAGCGAAAGAGCTTGACTCAAGTCTTTGTAACTGCGATCTATGAGAGGCTGCGCTGGACATGGTGCACAAGTCGATGTGCACTGTTCTTTTCCAGGTGGAGACAACGGGGGTGTAGCCAATGGCCAAACCCCACCTGAGTAGATGGGCATGGAATCTGATGGGTAATGATAATCCATTGCGCCATACGTGTGATTTCCCTGTAAACAGGACAGGCAGCATGTAAGCCAGAGAAACGCTGAAAAGGCAAATTTCATGTGGCCCATAGCTATAGTCCTGGTACGCTCGAACGAAGAGAGAAGTGAGTCCAAAGATTGAACGAAGGACACAGTCAACGCTGATGTGCTCTTCGAATTGGACTAAAACTCTTCCAGCAGGTGTGGCCACAAACATGCGCTTATAACGAGTGCGAATGTCTGTAGTAGAGATTTCACCGAGGAAGAGAAAGCGGGAAAGAGCTCAAGTCTCAAATTTCCCCCTATGTTTTCTTCGT